ACCTTTACAGGTATTTCAGGAGCAGAGTTAGATGTCACAACAGGTGCAACTACAGCAGGTTTGCCACTGAAAGCAATTGACATTAGTCAAGACCCTGATAATTCAGACGTCGCTTCAGCAAACACCAATGTTTTAGTTGTGATTCAAAATCATATCTGCGGTCAAAAAGGCGCAGGTTTAGCATAAGGAGTAATTAGATGGCTATAAGTAGAGCGCAATTAGCGAAAGAACTTGAACCCGGTCTAAATGCCTTATTTGGACTAGAATACGATGAGTACAACAATGAATTTTCAGAAATTTTCTCTGTAGAAGATTCTGAAAGAGCTTTTGAAGAAGAAGTTATGATTGTTGGATTCGGTGCGGCTCCTGTGAAAACAGAAGGCGGAGGAGTTAACTTTGATAGTGCATCCGAAGGTTACACTGCAAGATATACACACGAAACTGTGTCCCTAGCTTTTGCATTAACCCAAGAAGCAATTGAAGATAATCTTTATGACCAGCTTGGTAGAAGGTATACAAAGGCATTAGCCAGAAGTATGCAACATACCAAAGAAGTAAAAGGCGCAAATGTATTAAACAATGCATTTGATAGTGATTTTACTATTGGTGATGGCAAAGTATTGATAGCATCAGATCACCCGTTAGCGGGCGGTGGAAGTGCTGCAAACAGAGCTACAACCATGGCTGATCTTAATGAAACTTCACTAGAAGATAACATTATTGATATTTCAACTTTTGTTGATGACAGAAATCTAACTATTGCAGTTAGACCCGATAAAATAATTGTCCCACCACAACTTACTTTTGTGGCTGATAGACTTTTAAATACACCGGGAAGAGTTAATAGCTCTGATAACGACATCAACTCGATTAGAAATCAAGGCTCAATACCAAATGGTTTTTCAGTAAACCATTATCTGACTGACCCTGATGCATATTTTATATTGACATCAGTTAACTCAGACGGAGAGGGATTAAAAATGTTTAATCGCTCAAGCCTAAACACATCTATGGAGCCTGAGTTTTCAACAGGCAACATTAGATACAAAGCTAGAGAAAGATATAGCTTTGGTGTTTCTAATTGGCGTGGAGTATTTGGTTCACAAGGAGCGTAAGTTTCTTGATAACCTTAAAGGGAGCTTCGGCTCCCTTTTTTTTGCCTAAAATAAATATTAAATAAAGTGTAAATAAGTGTTGACTTCAATAGAATAGTCCCTATAATAATTAGTAGTTAATCAATAATATGGAGAAAAATGAAAAACTACTTAACTAGAAAATCGTACGGCACATGGAACAGCACACAACTTTTCCAAGCCGGGTATAACATGGGAAGTGAATTTATCACTTTCAAACAAGCTCTAAAGATAGATGGAATTACAGGCAAAGGTCTTAAAGGTCTAAAAGCTGTAGTGACTGAATCACCTCTTTACACATTGCGTGAAGTTGAGAGCAAGGTAACCAAAGGCAAAATGGTCAAAGAAAAATTCTACTTCAGAGTTTTTTACGCGCCAGAAGTCTTGGCTAGAATTAACCACAACACAGAGGCAGCTTAATAAGCTGCCTTATTTATAGGAAAAAATATGAAATCACTATTAACAAGAATAACTGACAAAGCTATCGAAAAAGGCTATGGCTTTAGGGTAGATGCTTACGACATGTGGGTTTGGGATTGCACAGAATTTATTACCGAATATCACACCGACATAAATAAACTTATAGACGCTTGCAAAAATGTAGACGGGCTAGAGAATATTCACTTTGCAAAGCTAGATAAAGTTGTACCTTTAGCAAAAAAATTAAAGGACAACAAGCTGGAGAGCGTTGAAGATATAAAATGTCAAAACCTAGCTTTTGAATTGCTGGCTGGAGAGTATTCTCTTAGGTGGATTAATTGGGGAGGCAATACAGGAATTGATTGTTTAAATGATGCTTGCTCAACTACCTTTTGGGATGACTTAGAGCTTGATAAAATAACAAATGAATACGAAGAAGAACTCTCAGATTTTGAAAGATTCTAAGGGGTTGATCTAATGGATGTCGGGAATAAATGTGTTAGTTGCGGTCGGGATACTTCATTCGGGACTGGCCTATTTGTTAACAGAATTCCAGCCGACGCTGATTATGAATCTGAGTATGGCGGGAAAATTGTTTTTAAAGAAGGACAATATCGGGACGGTTATTTATGTCCAGAGTGTTCTGCCCTTCCCTGTGATAGATGTGAAGATATGATAGAAATTGATAATGATATTACCCCCGTTGATTTGTACGGCATAGAAGATTCAAGAAGCGAATATAATTTTTCAGATAGCTCTTATAGAGTTCATTATAAATGTCTTAATAAACAGGAAAAAAAAGTATTCGACAATTTGTAGAACTTGTTTTATATTAGGTATACCCGCAAGGGCATTTATAGGAAAATAAAAAATGGATAGATTAAATAATAACTTCGAAGCCTCCAAAGTATCTAGGGGCAATCGTCATATCGTTAAAGGGCAAATAGTCCAAGGCGATAAGTTCGAGGTCGAAATAGAAGACGGGATATTTTTGAGAGGAATCCGCAGAGCCTTTTGGAGTAATCCAGATAGCACTCATTCGTGTCATATGTGGAGAATGTTAAAAGGCGTTTCTGTTGACCGCATAACTGTTGATTCTTGGGAAGGCGAAACGCTTAACGAATTCGCCCAGAGAACTGAAACAATTTTATTAGGGGGTTCAAAATGACTTTAAGAGTAGATTTACGAAACTGTAAAAAAAGTAAAACAACGGCAACTATTAATTCTTTTGAATTAGGTTGCCTTAGTATGGTTATCCAAATGGGGCAGATAACCGAAGATACCTATCAAGAATTTTACGCTCGTTGCAAGGTCTACTGGGCTATGCATGGCGAGGTAGATTGGTACACCTTAGACCAAATAAGAGATTTAATTGGGGCAGATATTAATACCGCATACGCCAGCCAAACTAAATTTCTTAATCATCATTTTAAGCTGATGCTTTCCGATCTGAAGGAATCAGAGAAAAAATTGGAGGTGGCTTAAATGGATGAGTACAAAGTAGTTTTTTATAATCACAATATCAGCGACGGCTATATTCAAATCATTAAAGGTATTCTTGCTAAAAGTGATAATCACGCCATGAACATAATTATGGATACTTGGAATATTTCCAAGAATTGGGTTATTAGCACTAGCGTAATTAAATTAAATAGGGGTAGCAAATGATAGATACAATTACAAGACACTCTTTTCAAGATGCCTTTCATGAAATGGGGCGTGGAGATCAATTTTCATATAGAGGATTGTTAGCTTTGTATGATTGGTTAGTAGAATATGAGGATTCAGCAGGCAGTCAAATAGAATTAGATGTTATTTCTATCTGTTGCGAGTATTCCGAGTATGACAGCCTTAAAGATTTTCAAGATGATTACGGGGATGAATATAAATCTCTTGAAAATATAGAGAACAGGACAACCTTAATTAAAATAGAGGGTACAGAAAGATTTATTGTTGACCAATTTTGAAAACTATCTCCAATAGTTTAAGGGGCTTTTTAGCCCCTTTTTTGTACCCGCAGTAATCTGCTAGATATATCTCTATTCTATAGGCGTGTGTATATGTATTAATTAATAGCATTTTCCCCGTTGTCCAGCCTTGGCTTTTAAAAGTTCCAGAGTTTTAATCGGGAATCAATCGGGGACAAGTCGGGGACAGTTAGCGGAACTTCATATCTATTATTTATTCTTATTTATACATATATATTAAACGCCCTATTATCAAGATAGGACATTTTGAGGGCGGTTATAAGGTGGTCAAAAAATGATCAATTCATTTTGGCTATTAAGGGGAGAAAAGCCATTTTTAAAAAGTGGAGGTTTTTAGCCAAAAAGCCCAAGTTTTACAATTAGTAAAATCTGTTGGATAATTCACCCAAGGCGGACACTTTCGCGAGCCTGTTTTTTGGAGATAGAAAAAATGGATAAACAAAAATCCAATTTAGAAGTGGTCAAGTTCAAACTTGAATTCATGTGGTTGATGATCGTAACTGGCAGAGAGGACGAAGCAAGCGACTGCTTGAATGAAGCCTTGAAAATCTTGGCAGTTGAGATCGAAAATAAAAGAGAGGTGGCTTAAATGTATACCGCAGATAGAACCGATCTACTGGACGCTCTAGCGTCCAGTATGAGGGATTGTATTGAGACTGAGATCTCATCTACTGAGTTCACTTTAGAGGACTACTTCCGTTGTTCTCTAATTGATAGGGGTGTCGCTTCAACTAGGGCGGAGATGATTGCACGCAGAATGGCTGAGGGCGATTATAGTGGCTTGGCTTATCACGTCGGCAGTTGTGATCCTAATTATCTAGTTAAGCTAATACAGGCTGAGCCTAGATTGATTCATATGCTTTTGCAGAACAATCAGATGTCTGATTTGGACGTAGCAATAGTTGAGAAGGAGGTGTTGAAATGACAGCAGAAATAATGGACGATCAATCTTTTATAAATTTCTCTGATGACTTTTATAATCTGCTTGTAAAATATGGGGTTGACGATATCGATCTTGAGCATCCCCAATTTAACGATATATGCGACCTTAGAAATAAGGTTGCGGAATTTATAGAGCAAGAGCTTTTTAAGGAGGTGTTGAAATGAGCCTATCAAGAAAACACTTCGAAGCGATCGCGGACGGAATCAAAGACCTAGTTAGCTCACGCAAGGAGTTAGATTATAGCGACGAGCCATTTATTAATTTGATAGATGATATGTGCTATATGTGTCGCCAAGATAATTCCAACTTTGATAGAGATAAATTTATCAAGGCGTGTGGATTTGAGGACGGCTTATATCCTGAGGAGGCAGATTGACGGCGTTAATTCTGATAGTTTTTATAGTGATTTCTAAGCTATTAGATTGAAATATTGGGCTGGTTCAACCAGCCCATTTTATTATTGATTTATAGGAAATAGGGCGATTTTGTAAAATTTACAGATATTTAGGCAGGGGAGGGCGGTAATTTTTTTTTTTTTTTCAAGGCAGTAAGAAACGGTCGCCCTGCTCCGCTAAAGAATTAATAGGTATATAACCGTCGCTACGCTCCGCTAAAGCATTTAATAAGCCAGTAGCATTTAAGAAAGGGACTCTATTGACAGTCGGTGTGTCGGTAGTCGGTGTAACTGTGTTTACCCCTACCACCCGTTTTTGGGGGGTGTGTGTGTGCAGTGTGGTGTAGGACAGTAATACACATACTCAAAGTCCCATTTTTTAAAGTTTGCCTTTTTTATATACCTCATATATGATTCGTCTGCAGGTAAGGTATCTTTGCACTTCGT